CTTCAGTTCCTTCTGAAGCTAATATAGTAATGTGATCAATAAATAAATACTTAGCACCACTGAGACACATATATTCTAAATAATTCATAATTGAACCATCAGAAATAGAGCCTTGATGATCTAGTACTAAAACTCTATCAGATCCAAATATTTTATCGAATCCAACTTTAAGTTCTTCTATTGGAATCTCTTCTTTAGCAGGGTTTCTAGATATAGCCATACCTGCCATCTTTCTAGCAGTTTCAGCAGGTGATTCTTCTAATGAAACAATTCCAATATTATCTTCTGTTTTAGCTAAAAGATCAATAGCAATCTCTCTTAACAAAGTACTTTTACCAGAACCAGTACCAGAAGTCCAAAGTGTTATTTCTCCAAATCTCATCCCTTTAAGTTTTTTATTAAGTCCTTCCATGTATTCTGGGTATGGAACTGACTCAATCTCGTTATAACCTTCAAGCTGAGACCAGAGTTGATCTTTAGTAAGTATACCAGCAGGTGTGTAACTACTAGCGTTATAAATAATAGAACAAACCGAATTAGGTTCTTTAATCCATTGATCACTTGCATCTTTTTCGGTACTCTTAGCGATTCTAACTTTATCATATCCAATTATCCTTGCTGCTTCTAATGTTGCTTTCTCTCCAGCATCGTCTTTATCAAACCAAAGAACGACTTCTGAAAAGTTTCTTATCCAATCTCTATATTCTATTAAATCTTTAACAGAAGATGCAGATCTTAAAGAAACTACAGGATAAAATTGATTATATTTTTCATACCAAGCCGATTGAATTGCCATTGCATCTAATTCGCCTTCGGTAATTGTTAATCTATTTCCACCAGTGTAGTTATTTTGACCAAATAAAGATTTCTCAATATTGCCTACACTAGAAAATGTTTTAGGTAATGTTCTCTTTTTAAAAGCACATAACTTACCATTTTTATAATAAGGGTAATAATGAGTATCTATTTCACCCTCAGTGTTATATCCTACTTTAACATTGTAATGCTCTGAAACTGTTTTAGGTATATTTCTTTCTCTAAAACCTCTTGCACTAAATTCAGTGTTAATTGATTCTATATTGTAATCTTCCATATTTCTTTTCATATTTGGTTTTTCATAAACTCCAAAACTTGTTTGACAAGAAAAACAAAATGCTCCACCATCTTCATAAACTTGTTTAGCATCAGAGCTACCACATAGATCACATGGTTGATTTCTCTCGATTATTTTTCCCATAATTATCCTTGATTTTCTGAATAAATTTAATAGTATTATTTGTGGGAGCTTCCTTTGGTATAAATTTTACAGCTGCTATTTGACGATTATAATATCTAGGTATTTCTTTAAATTTGTATACAGTATATTCTAACAAACAATTTAAAACTACTTGAGCATAAACTTCTGCATAATATAAACCTCCTTTAGTATTATAAAGATCTATAATTTCAAAAGTAAAGTTTTCTTTTCCAAACTTTTTTATGTCTTCTTTTAAATGTTTAGAAGAGCCTGAATAATTTTCCCAAGCACTTTTCTTTTTAGCTTTACCAATCCAAAATTGTTTTTTACCAATATAACCTTGTTTTGTTACTTTGTTTTGTACAAAATAAAGAAAACCTAAATAATCTTTTGGATTAAACCTCTTCGGTATCTTCCAATGTCCTAATCGCATAATCATAACATTCTCTCTTTACATAAAAATGATCTCCATGCCATCGCCATATATGAATTAACTTTCCATTGAACAATAGCTTTTCATAACCTTCACTTCCATATTTCTTATAATATTCATAACAAACAGCAAGTTTAAATTTTATATTTTTATCTTTAGCGTCAGATAATATTTGATGGGAATATACCTTCCCTATACCTTCAACGCCTGGAATATTATCAACTGGGTCTCCCATTAAAATTTGTTTCCAATAATGAAAATTAGCTTCTTCTTCAGATACATTGTATATCTTTCTAGTTCTAGGATTAAAATGAGTTCCTACTATACAATCTAAATCTTTATCAACGCTAATTACCACGCTTGGAATGTTATTTGCTTCACACTCAAAAGCCCACATTCTAACTTGGTCGTCGGCTTCATATCCATCACACATTATAGAGTCTTCTCTTTGGCAAAGAGCATCTTTAAAAGAATAAAAGAAATCAGGTCTATTGCTTTTGGATTTTACTCTACTAAGGGATCTTTTATAGTCTGGATAAATGTCTTTTCTAAAATTTAAAGGACCTCCGAAAGCCATAAGAACTTTTGTAGAAAATACTGCTTCAGTTACATCTGTAAATATTGAATCAAATTTTTCTAACGCTTCTTCTTGGCTTTCGCAACCCCATATAGATAAGTACATTATAACGTCTCCGTCAACTAATGCTCGCATCAATGCACCTCATAATAGTTATTGCCTATTTTGCAATCACCACAATTCATAAACATAACTCCGACTTCTTTTGGAGCTTCTTCAAAACATTTCATCATAATAATTTTAGCTTGTTCAGCTTGATCTTCTCTAACTTCATAAGTAACTTCATCGTGATAAAATAATAGAATTCTAAAATCAATATTAGCTTTAGTTAAATGTTCATGTATCATAACAACTGTTCTTTTCATTATTATTGCTTCTGCTCCTTGAATTAAATAATTTAATGCTTTATGTTGTTCATTTCGCCCTAAACATATTGGTCTATCATCTAAACCATGTATAAAACCTCTATGTTCAACTACACTATTAATTCTCTTAATTAAACGAGCAAGTTTAGGAAAAGTCTTTTTATAGTTGTTTATTGACTTTTTAGTACTTTCAATATCTTTGCCAATGTACCCACTAAGCTTTCTAGCACCTGCACCATATAAATAAGCAAAAATAAATCTCTTTGCTTGTTCTCTAGTACAGTCGAGTACTTTGGCATTAATTCCATGAATATCTCCTTCCATTAGTTCTTTATGGAACTTAGGATCATTCATGTAATAAGATAAGAGTCTTAACTGGCAAGCTGCAGAATCGGCAGAAACCAATTTATAACCCTTTTCAGTTACGAATAAACTACGTACTTCAGGACCATATTTTGCTTTGGCTGAAGGAAGATTAGCTATGATTTTATGGGCTTGACGAAAAGTAGGTGTACCTATACTAAATACGTCACCATGTAATCTTTCATTTTCATCAATATATTCAAACCAACCTTCAATTATAGATTTTCTGGATCTAAGAGTATAATAGTCAGAAACCATTTTACCGACTTCTCCTAATGGTTCAAGAGAAGTATCTGTAAGTTTAGGTGAAACTTTTATAAAAGTACCATCAGGTAATTTCTTCCAATTCCAATCATCAGGTTTCCAACCTAGTCCATATAGGTAATGCTTAACCGTATCAGTATTACCAATGTCACCACGAACAAACTCAACCCTAGAGTAGTCACCGAAAATGGGGCCACCATCCACGCTGCACTCAGAATCAAGCCTGAACCAACTGAGAATATGGGCATGATATCTTCCAGCCTTCGTAACTTTGAGCTTTTTCTCGGCATCGTCAACTCTCCTCGTTTTGGTCTTGAGGTGAGGATTGATCTCATTAGCAATTCTCTGCATCTCAGAATCAATTTGCGTGAGAAGATTTTTAGCTTCTTTTACATTAAATTTCCAACCATTTAATATCTGTTCGGACATAATCAAGTCCATATCCATCTCTGAACGTAAAGCAGATAATACTGATTTTCCATTTTTTTCGACAAATTGATTTAATTCAGACATGAGATTTCGGTAAACTTTAACAAGAAGTCTTACGTCTTGTTTCATGTACTCGAACATATCTTCATTAAATTCCTCAAAGCCGCCTTGATAATCAATTTTATGACTATTAAAATGTTGACCCCACTTTTTTAAAGAATGACCATGACCAAAACGTTTATAATTAAGTAGTTGTGACATTACTTTTGTGCAATGCACAGTTGCTTTTGGTTTCCAATCAAACAATTTAGTTAAAGCAGGAACATCGTAACCCAATGCATTATGAGCTATGATAGTATCAGCTTCGTCTAATAGTTCTAAAAACTCGTTAGACTGGTGTGCTCTAAACCAATATTCTTTATTGGTATCGATATCAATAACACCAGCACAATGAAATTTAGATAGACCAAGCAATAGATTATTAGCTTCTATGTCAAATGCTAGTCTCATCTAATTTTACTTCCATTTTTGTTTCTATCCAAACTTTCGCACCACATGAAAGAGGTTTATCTGGGCTATAAACAACAGTAGCTAATACATTACCTTCTTTATCTTTTATATCGGCTCTGTTAGATTTATAAGTTTTACCTCTAAACTTAGTTGTTAAAACAGGTAAAGCTGGATAATTCTTTTTAAGTCTCTCGTCTCTCTTTCTTTTGCAATTATATTTTATATTATGCTGATTAACGTGAATTCTTTTGTTCGCTACCCTCATTAACATCTCTCTTTCTATGTTTCTGTTTTCTAGGTAATA